AGAAGTCCATTGTGGAAATAATAGATTTGTGCTTGTCATGTGTTTCTCCTTATTGATAAGCGAGTTAATAAAAATGTAGCCCCGAAGCGACTACATTCATATTTATAACACAAATCTAAGAAAAAGTCAATATATTTTTTGGTATTAATGATAATTGATCCCAATGTTATATAAATAATATTATGAATACCATTTATAAAGTTACCAATAAAATCAACGGAAAGTCATATATTGGCTTTGATTCCGCTTGGCCTAAACGAATGTACCGCCACCTAGAAAATGCCAATTATAACAGGGAAGGTAAGTTCTATGACGCCATCCGAAAACATGGTTGGAATAATTTTGAATGGGAAATATTATACCAATCTCATGATAAAGAACACACCTTAAATGTAATGGAACCTCAGTTTATTCGTGAATACAATACCTTTAATCAAGGTTATAATATGACGGAAGGTGGTGAAGGTTGTTTTGGTGCCACAACAAATAAAATTTGGATCAATGACGGACACAACCATAAACGGTTAGAAAAAGGCCAATTGATTCCTGAAGGTTGGTCAAAAGGCCGATTAAAAATTAAACGAAAAGTTGGTATGTCGGAAGAATCAAAACAACGAATCGGACAAAAGAATAAGAAACACGGTGTGGTTGCTAAACTCAATCAACAAATATTAACTTGTCCACATTGTTACAAAAAGGCAAATGTAGGCCTTATGAAACGTTGGCACTTTGATAACTGTAAACAGAAACCTAATTAATATAGTTTTTCTTGGAACCTATGTTGTATTTCGGAGTCAGTTCCCAATCGTCTTTTTCCTTGTGGGAAAGTATCTTAATCTGTGATAAGAAGATAGGAGCAGGCTCTTCAATCTGTTTGGTATTTACCACTTTTACCAGTCCCCAATCTTGGAGTAATTTGGCAATAGCATTTCTACGAGATAAATCATTCTCAGAAATATCAGTTGGTTTACCATCCAAAGCAAATAGTTCTTTGAAATGGACGATATAATACTTACCTTGCTTGTGTAGAATATGGCAAGATTGGTAGAGAATTCTGTCTTTTTTGGATGCCACACCAATACGAGTTAATGTTTCTCTGACTTTTAGGAAATCATCTTTCTCATTCAATGTGACCTCAACTAAATCAATAATTGAAATCATTACTTGTTCACTCCGCCTTTATTTGTTTTAGCTTTTATTTCAGCGATTTGTTCATCATTTAGAATACGAAGTGCTTCTTTGGCTTTCTCATTGGAGTATCCAAAAAATTCTTTGACGCAATCTAGGTTCTTATCGACCTCTGATTTCTGCCACGGTTGAAATTTCCGTTTCATAGGTCTAATGGTATTTAGAAGATACAAATATTGCATGTCCGGATCAATGGATGGGTTCTTGTTCAATTCATTGACATAAAGAACGCAGTCCATATGATAGGATAAGGCTCGGTTGACTATAAAAGGCTTGTATTCCTTATAATCTAAGTCATCACGGAATACAGATTTTTTAGTTTGGAGTATAGACGGAAGAATTTCTTTAAACAGGTCCGGCATTACTTGAACTCACAATCAACTATATAAAAACTAAAATTACTAAATATATATAACATAACAAAATACCTCATCATAATGAAAAATATACCATACACATACATTATATATTGTAAGACAACAAGACAATATTATTATGGTGTAAGATACTCAAAAAATTGTAATCCAAACGACCTATGGAAATCTTATTTTACCTCATCTAATTATGTTAGAGAATTAATAAACAAATATGGAAAAAATGATTTTCTTTTTGAAATAAGAAGAACTTTTACAAATTCATATAAAGCAAGATGTTGGGAACAAAAAGTTTTAACTAAACTAAATGCATCTAAGCGAAATGATTTTATAAACAAAAATAATTCAGGTTTTCCCAGTGGTCAAAATAGAATATGGATTACCAACGGTAAACAAAACAAGTTTATTGATATTTTGGAAATCGATAATTATACTGATTGGCAAAAAGGAAGAACATTTTCGAAATCAATAAAGCAAAAAATATCAATAACCAGAAAGTCACAAAATTTAATAAACATACCAAATCATAGCAAAGAACAAAAATTAAAATGGTCAGAAATGCGTAAGGGTAAAATAAATGGAAGAGATACTTCTAAACCGGTAATAGTTAATAATAAAAAATATTCATCAATAAAACAAGCTATGTTAGAAACAGGACTATCCAGATATATTATAAAACAATCTAATCCTTAAAGGAACAATCCACCATAATTTCTGTCAAACAGGCTACCATATTAATTTCATGGTCAGCCACAAAAGCTGCCTGATATTGATACTTGGCAAGAATAAGAACTGACTGTGGTACAGACTGAGGCTTCAAAACTTCATACAAACCATCATATAGTTTACGGTAGATTTTAACTGGATCATTGTCTAGATTACCCGTAACCCATTTACGAGTAGCACCAAAGTCTTTTTCTTTCAAAGCACTAACCAAAGAATCAACTTGGATGTCAGCAATATTGGATAGAATGCCTTTATCGATAGTACCAGAAACCGAATATCGTTGTAGTTCATTTAAAACTCTACGGTTATCAGGAAAGTGCTTGGTGATAACAGCGGCAACAACCGACTTATCATATGTTATGTTTTCTTGTTCCAGAATCCATTCCACACGCTTGAAGAAAGCCGCAGCCATCTTTGCCTTAGAACCATTAATTTTGAAGTCAATGACGGAACACCGAGAATGAATTGGATCAATAATACGATTTTTGAAATTACAAGTGAAGATGAAAGAACAATTGCCCGAGAACTCCTCAATTGCGCCACGCAACGCAGGTTGAGTTGAATTGGGATTCAGATAATCTGCTTCGTCTATGATGATGACCTTGCGACCACCCATGAGAGAAACTGCCGAAGCGTAGTTTTTAATTTTATTACGGAGAACATCAATACCAGACTCATCAGAGCCATTGATAACAATATAGTCGCAACCAACTTCCTGACAGAGCGCTTTTGCGATGGTAGTCTTGCCAACGCCGGCAGTACCAGATAATAAAAGGTTCGGTATTTCTTTTCTATTGACATACTCTTGAAATGTGGATTTGATTGCATCCGGTAAGATGCAATCTTCTACTCGTTGGGGCCTGTATCGTTCCACCCAAAGTGTGTGTTTTAAATCACTCATAAAATCTCCATAATATATAAATAGGTGTAGGTCACCGAATTAGCCGTTCGTACCTACTCTAACATTGTAAAGGAATGCCAGCATGTATATTTATCAAATAACAAACAAACTAACCAACGATTCCTATGTTGGTAAAACTATCAATCAAAATATGCGTTCTTATAAACTACATATTCCACATCAGGTGCCACATTATCGGCAGTATTAACCCAATCACGTGCTTGTTCAGCAAGTTGTTTAATTTTATCATTCATTATTTTACTTCTGTAATACCTTCAAATAAAGATTCAAATTCTTTATGTGCTGCAACTTCTTCTTGGAAAGATTGCTTATGATAAACTTTAGCCATACGACTAACAATCTTTTTAGGAATACCTGAATTATCTGCGGCAAGGTCAATAATCTCTTTAACAAGTTTTTGACGATGTTCAATTTCGTTCAGGTAATTATGTACTTCTTCAATGGCACCCTTGAGTTCTTTGAGTTTTTTCTCATCAAGTGTGCCGTAAATTGTCTGAATAGTTAAACTCATTATTTCAATTCAGCCTGTAGTGTACCAACGGTATCTAATTGTCCTTCTTTGACAACAACAGAACCATTCGTTAAACCAATAACAGTTTTACCTTTCATTTCGCCGTCAGCAGCGACAAAAACTGCCGTGACATAAGTTGGGTTGATTGCAATTTTTTGTTCTGTAACTGCGTCTGTAAAATATACTAACATCTTATTCTCCTGATTTTGAGTATTTGGATTCTGTTGCAACCCAATATTGAATATCTTGATTCTTGTTTTTAAAGAATGCAAGACCCTTAAACGAAATTTCTACATTATAACTACCTGTGATCATTCGTAAATTTTCTGTAATAAAAACCATCTTATACTTTTTGCCATTGCCTTCAGCAACTTCAATGGAACTAACGTGAGCGGCATCGTTAGTTGCATCAGCGGCAGACAAATAAACTTTATCGCCATCGGATTCAACTGCAATATGAGGAGATTGTAATGTGCTTGCTGCTTTCAAAATTGATTCATAATCTTCTTGTGAGAGAGTAAATGAAACATCAACAGAAGGCAAAGCCAATTCTTTTTCTGGTGGCACTACAATAACATCACGCTGTGATTTGCGATACTTGGTTTTACTACGACCATCTTTGCCAGATTTGAAGATGATGTTTGAATCATCAAAATCAATTTCAGTATCTTTACTGAGATTGTAAACAACCAAAAATTGATTCAAATCATACACACAAAAATCTTGTGGAAAAGAATCTTTCAGAGTTGCTTTAGCCAAAACTGTTTTACCAGTTGAGATAGTTTTAATATTGTTACCTTGTTTAAATTCAATACCTGAATTTAGCTTGGCAAAGTTTTGTAATACGGATAGGGTTTCATTTGACAACTTCATTTGCTTCTCCATTATTTAAAAAATCAATTGTATCATGTTCGTACAAAAACATCAAGCAGCACATTGCGTGTGCTAAATGATTCTTACCGGTTTCTTGGTCATTTTGTTCACCAGACTTCCAAGCCCATAGATGCCGTTGTGCGGCATCAAAGTATCTACGCTTAGAATCTGGTACCCATTTCCAATTATCTGGTTCATACTTCTCTGCACCAAAAGTTAAAACTTCTACTGTTGCTTTTAGTGCATTTGGAGGAACTAAACCATATTGTAATTTACCTCCGTCAAACTTACGACCACCTGTAGTAGCAACTTGTGATAGTGCTACGGCATTAAATTCATTTTCAACCGCACCGCCTCCAAAACTGGCACTTCCTGAGCCAGTTAGGTGTACAGTATCGTCACTAAAATATGAATATGATGGCATAGTAACTTTTGAATTCATTTCAAAAGATTCTTCAGTTCCTCCAATGATCATTACATCTCTCCAACGAAATTAGCAACAGCAGGCATATCTCCTTGGAAATGATATGTGCCAATATGTGAAGTTTTCATCCAAGGACACAAGAAAATTTGTCCGCCAATTTTACGCCACATCTGACAGAACATATAATCTTCTGATAGGTAACGATCTGAACCGCCACCAGTAATTGAATTTTTTGTATCAATAACTGTATCAAAGAAAGCATGAATATAACGAGAACCGTCAAAGTGTGCTTGGCCAACATGGTCAGGCTTATAACGAATCTCAGGATATGCTTTCTCCATTTTTTCAAATACTTCACGTTTGACCATCATGAAACCAGTACCAATTTCTAATACATCGAGAGGTTCGGTTACAGAGAACTGTGCAGTACCTTTAACTGGATTGAAAACATAATCACCAGTAACTTTTTCTAAGATGCCGGGATCAATATCAGGATTCTTTTCTATAGCACGTTTAACTGAACGCCATTTGATTGCCTTCTTAGGATAAGGACCACCAATAACATCTTTGTCCAAAGCCAAACAAGCAATCACATCTTGTGGGTTGAAATTAATATCGGAATCGATAAACAACAGGTGTGTACAATCTGAACGATGAATGAACTCATCAACCAAATAGTTACGAGCACGAGTGATTAACGATTCATTGAAAAGAAATGAAAATTTCACCTGAATTCCATACTGCATACAGAGTCCTTGTAAATCTAAACACGCTTTCATGTAAAGGCCGTGGTTCATACCACCATACATGGGCGTAGCTACAAATAAACTTTTCTTTTGTAGTTCTTCTTTTTTAATTGAAATTTCCATTTGTTCTCCGAGATAATAAAAAGGGAGAGCAGAAAGCTCTCCCGGTAAAACTTAAACTACGTCAGCGTGAGGCTGTTTGAAACTATAGCCAGCTGCAATAGCTGCACGAACCAAAGCCTTAGTTGGCTTGCCCATACGATAGATATGGAACTTGGTGCCGTCAGCACGAGTTTTGGTGTTTGTGTAGATCACATGACCTTCTTTACGCAGTTCTTCAATGCGTGCAGAAACATTTTGAATACCGAAGCGTGAACGTGCTTGGTTTACGGTAAGACCATAATTATCGTTCTTGCTCAAATAATTAACGATCTTTTCTTTTGCTGATAATTGCTTTTTCATAAAAACTCCATAGTAAATTAAAACCTCGCAACATTACGAGTAATCACATCATATCATTATATATGATGATTGTCAAGTATATGTCTGGTATACTTAATTATATGCCGAATAAAAATGGCATAAATAGGTGTAGGTCACGGAGTTGGAGCTCCCACCTACTCTATGTCATAACAGTTTAACATAAGGACACAGCTCATGTCA